ACTCAAAGAAGATTTTTGGGATTTCCAGTTCATTCCAATAGGTCGCATTGCTTGGGAGATTCCCTGTGGAGGCAGAAATACAGATATAGTATCTGCCTGTTGTCGGGTAATAAGCCTGATCGTCAACAGCATAGGCGGTCGATGCGGCGTAGTCACTCCCTGTATAAGACGGGATCCGCTTGCGATATTTAACCCAAGGATCGAGGGAGGAAACCGCGTTCCCATTATTTGCGTAGTATCGTGCTCCAGCTGTTGTTATCTGATAAGGGATAAAAGACGCAAACGCGCTTGAGGAAAAGGGATTGCTATTCCGAATCTGGAGGAATTCCCCTATCGGATTAAGATCAGTTTCAGTGTAAGGAACCACTGGTGTTGCAGCGTCATAAACCCTGAATCCTGCGACATAGACCCCTTTTGCGGCATGACCAGTAAAGGTGTCATCGTTATCGGCTTCTCCAATACCCACGTAGTATGTCGTGCCTGGATAGGGGGATTTATGTCTTATCCGGCATCGATACCAATCATTCCCTGCGTCGTCTATAGTAGCCTCTTCTACATTAGCTGTTGTCCCTAAAACTCCATTATCAAAATCAAAGTATGCGCTCGGTGCGCTTGACCCATTCGTTGAAATATACCCCCATGTCCGGGTCAACCCGTCGTGAAAATACACCTCGGCGATTGTTGAATCGGAAGCTTGGGTGACAGTCTGTGCGAGCCTATGGGTACCGGTCGCCGTTGTTTCTAGAAGTTTGTCTGCAATATTGGTGTACCATGGATCAGCTATAGTGGTCGTGTTAAAATTTGCCGCCGTAGTATTGTCTACGTTTGTAGCCGTCCATGCGGCGTTACCAATTTCATTTTTTCCCGAAGCGAGATTAGTCCCCACGGGTCTTCGTTCGGTGACTGAGTTTTCTACCCATTCTGCAGAGTGCCAAGCAATATCCATTCGCTTATTAAACCACCCGTTAATGAGTGTGTTGGTCACAGAAAAGAGCTCCGGCTCCCCAATCATATTGGCGATTCTCGTCTGGTAATCCCCGTAGCTTGAAGTTCTAATCGCCATTAATAGTCCTCTGTTTGCGAACTGTTACTTTTCTTGATCGAGGCTCCTTTATGGGTCTAGAGTCAGGATTATCCCTTTTCCACTCATTGACAAATCCGTTATCATGCCAGCATCCCTCGTATTTCATTTCCCAGTCTAGGTAATCCCTTAAAGGGATATTAAGTATGCGCTCTCCAATCCCTTCGATTGTGTGAGCCCCTTCCTCTTTATTGATCGGACGCATAGCTTCCATACGGTCAGGAGTAAGCAGAGTATCGATCCGCTCATGGTGGAGTATCCTCCTTTGAAGCTCTGTCCCCTTGCTTGCGTCGGTAATAATTACCGGAGCGACATCCCCTGATGTCTCCCTGTTATTGTTTGTAAATATTTTGCTCATAAAGAAGCTCGGAGGCAGGCGGGGGTGATCCCGCCTACCTATACCCGAGGTTTAATTGTTAAGACATCGTATTAGCGTTACGAAGGCCGAGCCACAGGACAAATTCTCCTGCAGTTAATGCGCTCGGGCTCCCCGATGAGCTATTAGTGAAGAGCACCTCAATTACATCAGCAGCGGCAGCAAATGTGCCAGCTAATGTTACAGGTGCCGCTCCGATTGCAGCTATTTCTGGGGCTGCAGTCATAACTGACGTAGAAGTGAGGAAGTTGTTGGGATCTCCATCAGTTCCTACTTCAGCAGCTAATGCGCCGGTTCCAGCGAAAGCTGTAGGGATATTAAATGCAGCTTTATCTACGATAAAATCTGCACTCGATGTCCCAATAGTTACAGTTACTGTATCGCTAGAGCCAGCACCTTCGTCGATATCCGTATAAGGGATTACTATTTTGTGCGTGAATCCGCCGCTCGCTGCTCTCTCGTTGTTTAAGAGAGGGTTGATCCGTGCGGAATCAAGGGTTACGTCTGTGTTAGCCATAATATATTATCTCCTTTTTATGAAGTTGGATCGTATTTACCGAATCCTAGCGGGTTTAACACTTCTGTGGTTAAGATCGTTGAAACCTCCCCTCTCGCACCACCACCTTGATCCTCGAAACGATTCGAGAAGGTGGGCATTAAGAAGGCAATTTTCATAAGATCACGATTAACCCAGTAACCTCTTGTTCGGGTAACTGCGGAAACGGCTGTATCCGAGCTACGCCCGAGGAAGTTATCAGGGATCATGCTGATCTTCCCGAAATCTCCATCATAGAGATTAACATCGAGAGTAATCGCTTTATCATTTGCCGCTTGAGTAACATTAAAGTTAATTGCGGTAGTTGACCCCTCTACCCGAGAGGTAACTTTAGAGACTGTTCTTTTGGTCGTAGGTCCACAGAAGAACATAAGCTTCTGTTCACGCTGACCTGTATTTTCATAGATAGACTGAACAATTCCGTTAAGAATATCTTCTGTTAATGACCCAGTTGCGGTTGCGTTGTCCGATGCTGATGGCAAGCGATAAGCCGCAGGAACGTCTGAGGGACCAGATGTTTCTAGCCAAGATCCTAATCCGCGACAGCGAGACGAAAGAAATCCGTCGTCTGCGCGGCGATCCTGGTCAGAAAAAATCAAAGATTCAGCGTCCCTTTTAAGTTCCGCCATTGCTTTGAATTCTGATTCAGCGATTTCAGAAGAAACACCAGCAGTTGTAACCGCTTCTTGTTCCTTTGATACCGCCCAAGTACGTTGAATGCGCTCTGTTCTGTTGCCTAGTCGAGCTCGATTAGCTGCTTTATTTTCAAAAGCACCTACATCAGTTCCCTCGACGACACCGCCAAAATTTACCTCAGAAAAATCATCAACCTGCCATTCATGTAAAACTGAATTCGCCTGTTTTTTCCCAAACATGAGAAAGCCAGGCGTATCCGTAGGCTCGATTCTGATTAAATCATTAGTAAGATCCTCGCGGTTGCCAGCACCAATAGTATTGGTGGTTGCGATAGCCATGGTATAAAAATCCTATATTTAATTTATTAATACCACCGCCTATAGTTTATTTTGAAGCTCCCGCTTACGTTTCCAGAGTCCTGGATCCATACCTACGGCACCAGAGTTATTTATTTCAACCTGAATTGAATCGAGTTCTTTTAAGTTTTGTGAGGCTTTCCTCGGGGTCGTAGGGGTAAGTTGTGTATTAGCTGACCCTGTTGGCATGATAGGAGGATTTGGCCTCGCCCCTTCCTGTGGTAATTGCTCGCCATTAGAAGAGGGGTCACCAGTTCCGGTTGCTGGCGCATCGTCTTGTCCCGGGATGATTCCTCTACGGATAAGTGTTTCTGCTGCGGCGGCTAAGTAAAGCTTTCCGTCCGCTGAACTCTCAGCAAGAGATTTCAACGCAGGGTTAGACAACATATTATCTAACACCTGATTTTCAAACGATTCGCTTTTCTCCCACCACTCTGGAAAAAACACTTTTCCTTGGGAGTCATAATATTGTCTATCCTGTTGAGCTTTAGTCTGAGCTTCAAGCTTCTTATATTGATTAGGAATGTAATCATCGATGGTTTTTCGAGCGACACGAAGCCTTTTTCCTACCTCTGGCTTTGTATATCCCTTTTCTCCATCATATTGAACAAAACCGTCATCGTCGGGGTCGTTATATAATCCCTCCTCTGCCCAATCTCGGATCTTCATCGCATTAGAATACTCCTCTTGGAGCTTTTCAACGCTATCTAAGTCTTTAAGTGGGTTTTCGGCTGGTTCGTCATTCACCCATGGTTCTGCTGGTTGCTGCTGACTAAGTTCGGCTACTTTCTGCTCGGCAGTCTTAGCTCGCTGTCGGACCTCGTATAAACGCTTGCCCAATCCCGTGCCAATTTCCCGAGCAAATTCCTCCTTTTGCTCTTGAGTAAGACCCTTAAAAGATTCGCTCAATTGCGAAATCTCTTCATCTTGTGGCTCCAGTTTCTCCTCCTGCGGCGGTAGTATATTTGCAGAAGAATCCGCCAGAGCGGGCTCTGTGCTTGCCTGTTGAGGTTCGTTCACCTCATTACGAGTTTCAGGGGCAGGTTCGCCAGCAGGTTGCTCTAACCTTTCTTCAATCTGAGCTATTCGCTTAGCTTTCCAATCCTGAACATCCAGGGTCGCTCTTTCATTTTCGCCTTGGGTATTGGTAGGCGTACCAGTATCTATATCTAATGGTGATTCCATATCAATCGTTTGATTGTGTTATTTCGGATTTTTCCGTTAAAGTTTTTTCTTTTGAGGGCGGGTAAGCATAAACGCATTAATCTGCGTGAGCAGGGAGTTTACGATACCGGCTGCATTCATGTTATAAGTTTGAAAATTGGGGTTGGAAAAAGATGTTTTTGAGTGGGCTATTTTAAGTGCTTCCTCCCGTTGGTCGCTCATCCAGTGAAGAACTGTCCTGAAATGGGCATTTTCTCGAAGTATGGCACAGGCAGCCCGTATCTCTGGATCCGTGACATACGAATCTGGGAAGTGAGCACCGAATAAATTGTCCATCCATGGTTCTTTTTCTTTTTTAAACATTAATTCCTTTCTAATACTGACTTACCTAGTTAGTATAGGCGATTCCTCATTCCTTTTCTCTTTGGGGGGCCAGAACCAGCTTTTTTACGCTTAGACCGAGACGATCTAGTTATTGTAACAGCTTTAGGAGGAGCTTTAGGTTTTCTAACAGTTTTAGGAGGCTGGCCAGGTAATATAGGTGGTCTAGCCCCAGGGGGTCTCCGGCCACCACCCATGGAAATTATAGGAGATCCGTTTGGATTGAATCCAATAACTCGACCTCCTCCTACTTTTTGACCCTTAGTAAACCTCTTCCCTGTAGGGCCTTCTCTACTAGGAGAAATGGGCGTGGGGATACTATATCTAGGAGGGCTTGGTTGTGTACCTGGTAGTCTGGGTGGTCTAACGCGTCCGGACCATGGATCGGGTAAAACTCGCCCCCTCGGTTGTGATCCCGGGTAGCCCGGTCGCTGGGAACGCTTCGACCTCAGACGCTCTAAAGAGGCCTGATGCGCTATGCGCTCTTGTTTTCTAATAAAAGGGCGTAGGGCCAACAGCTTTTCCCGCCGGCTACTCGCGGAGGGATTACTTTGACCTGGTGTATATATTCCATTTGGCATATTATTGTCCTCCCATATTGCTTGGCCGTCCACCTAAGACACCAGCCTGCGGGTTAGTTGTTCTTTGATCGATTTGATGTTGGTGCATTTTCATGCGTTTTTCTATCCGTTGTCTGAATGGTTCATCGTTTTGCATACGCTCCTGAACATCAGTCGCCGGTATATCCTCTGATCCCTGTAAGTATTGCTGAATCACCTGAATAGCCACTTCGGAAGCCGCATCGGTATCGATATTGACATCCATGCCTGCAGCTATCTGGGCTAAGGCTTCGCGCTCGCGCTTAACTTCCTTCTCCTGTGCCTGCTCTGCTGGGATAAATATCCTACGAGCTAAAACGGGATCGAGTTTTTCCCCTGCGACCTGCAAAAGGCTGGCCGTATCCATCGTTCCGCTATCATCAAGCTGTTTTAAGTGTGTAAAACCTTGAATGATTTTTTCTACATGCGCGGGATCGGCCTCTAGTTGGTTGTAATTAAAGTAAAAATCAAAGCGTTCATGTGGGTCCCCTTGTTCGTAAACTTGGGGGTCAGGAACGCCAAAGACGGAGAATTTTACATTCTCCGGCCCAAACTGCTGAAATAAAGTAAAGGCGTGATCTAAAATATCGACAGCAAAGGATAGCCCCTTGTCGATAATAGCCTGCTGTTTTATCTGAATCTCTTGCTGCGAATCTCTTGTATTTTCGCTCATACGGCCAAAATAGCGATCCCCCTGCCTACGAATCTCGTTTCTGACATCGACGGTATGTGTCCCTTGATCTGGGATATCAGCAAACTGGTATTCTCTTGGATCCTGCCAGTAAGCCTGGAAAACAAAAGGTCCCCACTCGGTAGGTTCTCTACCGTAAGGATGCATTAATGGAGGTAAAGTAGATAGAGAACTGGCATCTGCGGAGGCGTCTAGCTCCACCTTTAATTGGTCTTGTAAGGCTTTACCCGTCTGTGCGTAGCCACGAACATCATATAAATTTTTACTTAATGCCTTGAGTCTTTTAATTTTAAATGGGTATTCCCCGTGCTGGTAGCCCAAAAGACTACTTTTTGCGTAAGGTTGTTTAACTCCATTGGCTACCGACTCATCGGTAAAATCGGGGTGCATGGTCGTCAGGTATATCCCCGGGACGCCTGATTCGCTGGTCAATCTCTGATAAACATGGACGATTTTCACAAGCCCATCTTTTTCTAATAGCTCGCGTGAGCTCAAAAACTCCTGATTGACGGTCTGTGTTGTCCCTAAGAAGGTATCGGTCTGTCCCTTGAGGTTGGCGATCAGGTATTCTACCCATCCGCTATCCCAATCCTCATCGTAAACTTTGCACCTTAACTCCTGTGGCGAGAGGTATTCCACCTGAAATATCCACGGAGCCTTTTGAATGTCGGTAGTATGTAGGGGGAAAAATATCTCCCTGCCCACCTGGAACGTCCTGATTACAGGTCTATCTACCATTCGTCGCTGGAAAGGGACGTCTGCTTCGCCTGTTTCCCTTAATGAGACGATAACCTTAACTGCGTCCGACTGTTTAAGGTCTGGAACTGACTGGCGCATGTCTTGAGCGAGAGCCTCATCATCAAGCCCCTCCATAATATCCATCCTTGTCTCTTCTGGGAACTGTTGGATTTGGAGGGTCGTTGTCGTCTGCTCTACCCGTTTATCGTAAAAAATGCCCACACAAGCGATGGCGTCTTGGAAAAAGTGATTATAAGCGAGCTCCATCTCATCGTAGAACTCTTTAATATTGGAATTAACCATCCATTTCATCACATTTGTGATAAGGGAGGCACGTTCAATATCATTACCTTCTACGGGGAAAGCGGTTAGAGTTGCCCTTCTCAGCGCGGTCATAAGAAGTGATACATGAGTATCAATCATCTCATCAGCGTAATAAACCTTATTGTCTGCCGCTCCCTCCCATGGCTGTGGCGTTACTCCGCTGGAGGCATGTTTCCGGTTGTCAGGGCTCTGACCTGCCCATAAGCAGCGTCTAGTATCCGAATTTTCGTCTAACTGGCTGACATACCCCTCTAAACTAGAAAGGGCACGATAAAATTCACCCGCAAGTTCAGTGATATTGGGGCCTACGCGACCCGGAACAAGCTCAAGGGCGGCATCTCTTGGATCATCTACCGTGGAGAATGCAGACATTTCGTGAATAAATTATATTTAAAGCATTATCTGTCAAGTCCTTTCTTCTCCTTAATAGGAGTAAACGCCCTTTGTTACGGCTAATCTTCCGTCCCCAGCGAATATACAAGGAGTCACAACAGCATAGCGCAAAACATCTACGAAGTCTTTAGTGGCCTCCTCACGGGAACAATTTGTATATTCCTGCATACAATAAATAAAATTCTGACATTGGTCAGAAACTTTAAGTTTTGGGCGGTTATTTTCGCCTACTGGGTCGTCTGTATTATATTCCAGTAGGGTATTTATGGCCTGAATCCCTGGCTCTATCTCAGAATTCGTTGAATCACGATGGACTTTTGCTGGCGAATAAAAAAGGTTAAACATGGAAAGCCCTTGTATGAAGGAAGTTGTGGCATTAAGGGAGGGTCTTTGCTCCTTCCCCATCCGTGGGTCGATCAACCTTCCGAACATAATTTCATCTTCCTCTTTTTCTCTGATAAGACTGGCATAGCTCTCATAGGACATAGCCCCACCAAAAGAAAGCTCTTGAGCTCTGCCTCGCTTCCCAATTGGCATTTGAGCGGCATTTACCCACGGCTCTGCCCAGTTTCCATAAGAGGTATCCGGCCACTCACGGTAGACCCACCAGTTATTGTATCTATCGAGGGCAACCCATATCATACACCAATTACGACTGCCAGCAGGATCAATAATATGATAACGAGTAACAGGGTTCTCTTGTGGAGAGCGGACAAAGGGGATATATTTATGTTCAATGACATTCGCCTCAAGGGAAAATTTAGGAAACTTAGCGACCATCGCCTTTTCAGGTATCCCATGTAGTCGGGCGATCTGGTGGGCGATAGATTGCCCTGAATAACGCTTATAAAGGTTTTCGTATGATTCAAAAGGGTTATCTTGACTCCAGAAATGGACAATTTTGCAGGAATCCCACTTTGTAGAAGTCATTTCGTAGGGTATCTCTCGCTCTGCAATAGGGGAATACCTTTTACTATCTATCTTTGCTTTATAAAGGAGGTCAGAGACAAGGGAGGTCCACCCCTGGAGGGTAGTAAAAGTAAGGAGCAATTTTCCCTCATATTTATTAAGCCTGGAGGGGAAGGTGGCGAAAAGTTTTTGGGGGATTTCCTCATCCGCCCATATAAAATGGCAAGATGTCCCCTCGATCTTCTGTGGATCTTTGTGCCACTGGTTATAGTTGTTAAATTTTATGTAAGACCCTGTTTTATAGCCAGGGTGCTTGGGAAATATTGCTATATCCTTTGAAAACCCCTCTTTCTGTGAATACCCTAGAGCGTAATCTTTTGATGAGGTTTGGGTAAGATCCTTATATTGTTGGGGTAGGGACTCATAAATAAATTTCTGCTGATCCTCTATCGATCTATCAGAAGCGGTATGCCAGCACCGGATCTCGGCAGCAGGGACATTTAAAGCAAGCCAGACGGCCAGGCGGGCGGCAAAAGTGCTCTTAGAGCTCCGATTTCCACCAAAGATGACGATGATCTCATGGTCTTCCCATAATTCAAGACATCTCCGCCACATCGGGAGCGTCCATCCCCATTCTACAGGGTCGTGCTCCTCATTTGCCTCCTGTTGCTCGAACATGGAGTAGAGGTGCTCCACACGATCGTCGGAAGCTTTCGATAGCTTCTCTTCATCAATGCGAATAATGCCGTTATCCCAAATAAACTCTTCAGGCCACGGCTGGCCGAAGCTTGGGGATATCTGAGATGCTAGGACTACAGGGGCTTTCAGACGCCTCTTTCCTCCACGTTAAGAGCGGTTAATTCATCGCTGGCTTGTTTTATCTTGGCTGAGACTATATTACGCTCTGCCGATAAACCAGCGATTTCGGCTCTTTTAGCCTCTATACGCTCAATAACGGGGATAATCTTCGCAACTTTCTTTTTCGCTGCAACTTTCTTTTTCGCAACTACTTTCTTTTTTGCTGCTATTTTCTTTTTTACCATAAATGAGGGACAAAAGCACAACTACCCTGTCTTGTAAAGTAAAATTGAGCCCCCGAGGCAGGACAAGGTGGGGAAATGCAAATAACCCCTAACGGGATGGGGGAACACCCCGTTAAAACCTACCTCGGGAGCAAAGCCTTATTTTAAATATATTCCGTATTTTTCTACTGTAGCGATAAAAGAGCTAGCTGCTCGATGAGCATTTGTTTTCTTGGCATAAGCCTCTGAAGTGGACAGTATTTGCCCATTTTGCCCCATAACATTGTAATACCATCGTCCGGCCTTGTTTTCTTTTAGCTCCACATAAGGAGCATACCTCTCGCTACCTTTTTCAGGTTCATTACCACTCATTTTGTCCCTTTTTTTATTAGTTTAGGCGATAGCTCCCCCACATCGCTTATATGCTGTAAGTCTTTAATCCTAATTCCTTGTTTTATCAACAAAAAAGTGGCTACATCTTCCGCTCTCTTCCATTTAACCATGTGGCTCTTTATCCCTTTCATCGCCAAATAGTATATTTCCTGTAAGTGTTACCAAGGAACCTCCGTTTGCCGTTTTTAAGGATCGCCATTGTCCCTTTAGGCATCCGGATTACACGCATAACCTCCTCAAACACACCGTTTTTCTTTCTTCCACGGCGGCATAGAAGTCGATCACCAACAACAACATTATCGGCGGGCACAATGGACTCATGCGTTACCCGATCTAATTGTTCGGTATTGATCTTAGCTTTCATCTGAAGAGCTCGCTTTATGCTTTTCAGCCGAGATAATGTCGCTAGTGACAAATCGGGATCCTTTCTTTTTAATAATATGTAAATCTAATGTGCCATAACTTCTCCAAAGCTTAATGATCTGCTTAAAACGTACGGTCATCATCCCTTTTACATCGACAAAATAAGGATATTTCGTGTCATTAAGTGATTCAGGGAAATTAGGGACGATAAAAAAGTCAGGGACGTAGACGTTTTCAGGAACACCCAGCCATAGGCGTGGTTGCTCGATAAACTCAAGGATCTCCCCGCCTTTTTTAAGCATATAGAGCTCTTTGGCGTATTCCATCTCGGCTTTCGAGGCATAGGTACGCCCATTGTATCTACGTTCATCTGGAGGAGATACCTTGTATTTGTTCTTTGAGAAGTTGTGTTTATTTTTCATCTCAATTCTGCGAATCCAATTGTGAAGTTCTATGTCGTTTTCTGTCCAGCCTTTCATCTCGCATAATTATCTGATAATTTATCGAAAGTCATCTAAGGAACTCCTGGTCATCTCTTGGGGTGTGTCCCCACAGAGGAAACACGGCTTGCCCTCCTGAATAGGGATAGCACGGGCATATCGATTCCAACAAGTGGGGCATGAGCCCCGTAAAGGGTTAGATTCTGATAGCATTCGCCCCTTCTTCTTTCTCTTCTTTACCATCTTTCCCCCTTTCCCCCTCTAATGCCCATTACTAAAAGTCCTTTGTTTGTCTTTTAACTTTTCTACATCGGATTGCAACTTAATTACCGCTTTTTCTAATGCTGCGATATTAACTTCATTATGCAACATCGAATCTACTCTTTCTTGTACCCGCTCTGTCTGCTTGTATAATTCCTCGATCAGCATGAATTGCTCGCTGTCCGCTGGCAATGACCCCAGTAACCCCCTGGGCCATTTGATCCTAAATTCAGTATTCATCACTAAATCCTTATCCATAATCTCCAACTGAGTCCCGTATTTATTCAGCTTCTCCTGAACCCCAAAAAACGCCCATACCCCTATTCCTACTGTCGCAATTACTGATATCAGGTTGCGGATCGGCATCGCTACGTTTGTCGATTCACTTATCTTCATAAGATATTAACCAGCTACTTAATCAGGGGCATTCAAGCACATAAAACTCTCCGCCGCTCGCTTAAACTTCTCTGTAGACTCCATATATACCAAGTCCCAGTTCGATCCGTGCTCCAACTTCTCCGCAAGCGTATCAGGGGCAGCCTCCTGTATGAAGTAGTATTCACAGGCCGCATCGTTTAACGCGTATTGTGCCTTATCTTGCCCCATCGATAAAGCAAAACTCCTGCGCCTCCGAGATCGAGCGCATACATCCGCATATACATCGAAAAATGTCCTCTCTTCTTCCATCTTATCTTATCCTTACTCCACGAGCATTGTATTCTCCCTTTATCTCGTAATATAACTCCCTGTCTGTCCCCAATATCCATACCATGTCCCGCTTCTTTAACGAGACATCCCCTCGACGCTGAACCAAAGCCTCTCGGCCGTCCCCCATCCGCACTACATATACCCTAGGATTTGGCGGGTCTGCATCCTCTATCCTTACCCAGGGAGTGTCCCTGAAACCTAATACCTGCGGGTAAACCAGCTTCTTCCACTCCTTGTCCTTGCGCTCTAACATCTCTCCCACCTCCTCCCCCTCGTAACAACAGAAATCTCGTGGGTCTATCCCATTTAACCCTAATTCTAAGAATTCCCACCTTAACCCAGTGAAGATGTTCCCCTCCGTGTATGCCCTTAATTCCTTGATGCTGCCAAAAATACTCTCCTCAAATTCCTCCCCGCCTTCTAGCCACCTCGACAAACCTGACTCATATTCTTCCTTGTTATACCACCAACTGTGGCTCTCCCAAGCCCTTACCACTATCTCCCTGTCCGCCATAGATGATAATATTTCCCCCTTCGCCTGATCCCTTAATCCCTCCAAGTCTCTCTCGTTTATCTCTTCCCTGTCTCTAGGATCAAAGCTATATCGGGTTTTACCCCCTCCATCGTATAGACTAATGGATATATAAGAGGC